ATATATAATATTAATTATCCCGGGAAATTTCTTGTATGATATTTATAATAAAAAGAAATTTTTATGCCTGTAGGGATTTTAAATAAAACATTATACATCAATGGTGTACCTGTCACAACTGAAGAATTCAGAGATGGATTGTTGGGCAGAAATCTACCACCACCAATACCAAACGAAATACAAGAAGGTAACTTTCAGTCATTTTATCAAGATATTGGTAAATTATTCAGTCTACCAAATCCATTAGTACCTGAAGCAGTTCAAATAGATGAAGATGCTTTAGAGGATAATGGTGAAGATCGTAGACTAATAAATTTAAGTCAAAATAAGTATCAAGATTCTGATAGTGTTATTGAGTACTCAACAATTGATTTAATCATCAATCCGAATTCAGTGGTTAATGGTAACTACACAATCCAAAACTTTGGTTTAATCGAAGGTTCTGGTGGTATAGGTATACAGAATCCATTTACATCTATTGATGCTCCCAGAACGACTGATTTCGACTCTAAACTAGCTAATATAGCTTCAGAAAGGTTAGAGTTCGCATTAAATGAAAAAGTAACACAGGCAATTATCAATGAAACGGCTGATAGAGTTAATTTAGATCCATTAAGTTTATTACAAGGGAATGAATTAATCCAACGTAATTATGATATTACAACACCTGCAAATATTATTGGTAAAGGTGTTGAGTTGATTGGTAAAATAACAGGTACTCAATTACCTGTAAGTACAATACCAAAGGGTGCAATTGGTTGGCAAGAATATAATCAAGCCAGAGCCAATAGTGGAAAACTTGCAAATAGTATAAGAAATGTTTTAACTAAATTAGGTGTAACCACTGAATTAAATTTAACAACTGAAAAGAGAATGGATGAGTTGTTAAAGAGAACTGGTGGTGGTCAGAAAAATGCTTTATTCAGTGCAATACAATTAAACAAATATGTACCAAACTATAGTAGCCCTAGATTATTTGGTATATTAGGTGATAGAGCACCGAATAGTAGATATTATATTGGTAGTGAAAACTCTACTAATAGAGGTTATGGTGTTACAAGACAATTTAAAGCTGAAGACTTTTTAGAAGATGAAGGTGCTGGTTCAGTTAGACCAACTGAAAACTTTACATGGGGTACACAAAATGAAAGTTTTGCAGAACAAACAATATTGGCTAAAACAAAATATTTGGCTGATGAATTTTCTGAGACTGATGTATTCATTGATCAAACAAAAAAATTCTTTAAAGATAAATTAACTGATAAGGTTGTAAGTAGAGGTAATGCAATCACCGATAATAGTGGTGAATTTGCAAGGGTATGGTTAAAATCATCGGATGGTACTCAAAGAGAGCAATTAGAAAAAGGATATTCATATCAAAACGCAATTAGAAAAAGTGGATTGTTTGTAAAAGATAGTGAAAAACCAGGATTTTCAGTTGATTCAGGTAAATCATCGTTAAGTGTTTTACAAAGTAATGGTATGGTTAAACATTACCCTTATTTAGAAGAATCATTCACAACATATAAAAAATATATGTTATCACTCGAAAATTTAGCTTGGTCAGATAACTTAGCTGATTTACCAGTACAAGAGATTGGACCTGGTGACTTAGTGAATGGTAGGAAAGGAAGAATTATGTGGTTTGCACCATATGATTTATCTTTTGATGAGACAACAACAGCTAATTGGACAGACACCCAATTTTTAGGAAGAGGTGAACCACTATATACTTACAATAATACATCTAGAAGTGGAACATTTAAGTTTAAAATTTTGGTGGATCACCCTAGAATAGTTAATGAATATAGAGGAAGACAAAATAATGATATTGAAAAATTCTTTGCTGGTATAACATCACCATCAGAATTTTTATCTGTAATACAAAGAAACACTAAACTAGATGGTGGTACTAAAAAAGAATTAGAGAAAAAATTAAATAGTATTGTTAGACAATCTAAGGCTAGTTTAAATAGTAAAACAGAAAAATTTAGTGTATATTTTAAAGATGGTTCTAGTGATTTTGATAGTAGTTATAATCCTGATGGTTTAAACGATTCATATAATGATTTTACTAATAATAGTGGTAATATTTATGACATTATTAATAATAAAGATTATAAAATAAATATCGATTTAGTTGGGCATCAATCCAAAAACGGAAATGACGCTAGTGTAGGTGCAGCCCAAAAGGAACTATATAATTTATCTTTATCTAAAGAAAGGTCGGATAAAATAAAAACTGAGATTGAATCTAAAATTAAAGGTGAGAAAGGTAAAATAAATTCCATAGATAAAGGTACTACCGCAGCTGCGGCTAGTGTAGGGGCAAATCCTAATAGTGATATTGTGGTAAAAGATAGGAGAGTAGATGTTACAATAACTTACTACCCAAAATCAGATGATTCAGAAACACCAGATAAACAAGAACAATTAAGGGAGTTATTACAACAAGATTTAGATATTGTTAGTGAATTATTTATTAATGAAACAACATATTTTGATATTATTGCCGAAGATTATCCGAATTATTTTGATAGTATCAGTAGTAAATTAACTTACTTTCACCCTGGTTTCCACTCAAATACACCAGAAGGGTTAAATACAAGATTAAACTTCCTCCAACAATGTATGAGGCAGGGGTCTAGTGTTTATAATAGTGGTGATAATATAAAACCAGATAATTTATCTTTTGGTAGACCACCTGTGTTAATTTTAAGAATTGGTGATTTTATACATACAAAAATAATAGCTAAATCATTATCTATAAATTATACGAATGGTAGTAATATTCAGTGGGATTTAAACCCTGAAGGTATCGGTGTACAACCAATGATGGCTGAAGTTAGTATGTCTATTGAAATCATTGGTGGACAATCATTACAAGGTCCGATAAATAGATTACAAAACGCAATGTCATATAATTTCTATGCAAATACTGAAATGTATGATCATAGAGCCGATAGTATTAGATTAAATGGTGAAGGTGGTGAAATTGTTGATGGTATTAAATTAAGTGAAATAAGAGGTGAAGAATTCAGTGAATCACTTACTAAAGAACTTAAAACTGAATTACCTATCGATCAAGAGGCAACTAGATTAAAAGTTGAGGCTAATGAAGAACAGGCTAGAAAAGATAGGGGGTTAATAGATATAAATGGAAGTAATGACTCTATCACTATTGTAACACTTAAAGACACCACACCAACACCACCATATGAATTAATAGATGGTAGTGGTGAAAATAAATTGAGTGTCAAAATTAAAAATCTTAATAGTGGTTCAGAAATTATTAATGAGGAAGTAGAAGTAGAGGAGTATAATGTAGAATTATCAAAACTAGACAAAGAAAGGTATGAAAAGTCTAGTGAAATTGATTCTTTATGGGAGGAAATTTTTGATATTGAAATAAAAATAACAGAGGAGATAAGTGGTACTAATAATAAAACAAAAATCAAAAAACTAGAAAAAGAAAAATCTAAAAAAGAAGAAAGAATGGAACAATTAATATCACAAAATATAATTAAAGTTAAAGTTGAAGCTTCATTTACTAAAGACAATAATGTACGTAAACTAAAAGAGTTTAATTTTAAATATGATATAACAATTGGTTGGGAATTACAATAAAAAGACTACATAAATGGCAAAAGAATATTATAATAGGTATAGTAAATTTAATATTGATGGTAAATATAAAATGTTACCATTTATAAAAATTGAACCAAAAAGTAGTGACAAAACCATTGTATGGAAATTACAGAGGGATAGAATGGATAAACTGAGTCAAGAATATTATGGCAATCCTTATCATGGGTGGTTGATAATGTTATCTAACCCTAAGTATGGTGGGTTAGAAGATAATATTCCTGATGGTGAAATTATAAGAATTCCATACCCTTTTAAAGATAGTTTACAACAATATATAAGAGAAGTAGAAAGGTATAATACAATATATGGCATCGAATGAAGCAAAAGTAGAAGATAATGGTTTTCTTAAATTAGTTGACCCTAATCCGCCTGGAAGGGAAGTTATACCAGTAGAAGATTTATTTATTTATGTGAAGTTAACTGCTAGATCTAAAGAAAGATGTGGTACAAATGGTGATGAAACTGAAGTTAATTTTATTGCGACTAAATTAGATTCTAACGCCAATGATGGTACTTCTTATGCAACCACAGATTATACAGAGATAGGTGGGTTATCGATTGATCAGAATAAAGAAGGTACACTAGAAGGTTTTGGTATTAAAAGTATAGATATAACTTATAATGCTAGTTTAGTACCACAAGTTAATATAACATTTATTGATTTAAGGGGGGGTTCATTATTTGATGTTATCGATAGTGATAATAGAGAATCACCTTATAGTGTATTTTTTAAATTACCATATCCGATATTCGAATTAACCGTTAAAGGGTATTATGGTCAACCTGTAACGTATTGTTTACATATGTTAGATTGGAAATCACAATTTAATGGTAGTGATGGTAATTTTGAAATTAGTGCTAAATTTGTGGGTTTTCAGAGTGCTTTTTTAACGGACATAAAATTACAACATGTTTTAGGTGTGATTGATGGAACTAATGAGGGTTTAGAAAGGTTAAGTGGTACAACCATTACAAATTTTGAAGGGGAAAAGGTAACCACACCAAAACTCAGTGATTTCTTAAATAACATTTCTAAAGTAGATATTGATATTGCATCATTACAAACTAATAGTACAGGTTTTGATGAGTTAAAAAAACTGAATTCCATAAAAAGTGTGTTAGGTAGTCTAAGGAGTTATGTGGGTACACCCATAACAATGGAAACTAAAAATGTTAATGATGAAAAAGACTTTAAAAAAGATAGAGAAGTATTAAACACAAGTATTTTTAGTAGTCCTAATTTTACTATTGGTAGGAATATTCTTTCTATACGTGATATTATAATTATTAAATCTGCAGATAAAGATTATTTTAATACTTTTGTTAGAGAAGGTAATAGATTATATAGTAACTATAAAAAATATGTTTTAGATAATAATCTAAAAGATTATCAGTTAAATAATTATATATTAAAAATTGATGAAAATAATGAGGTTGATGTTAACCCCATACTAGAATGTGGTGACGAACCTTGCACATTTAATTCTTTTACAGAAAACTTCTATAATAGTGGAAGTACAATATATCAAGCAGTTACTGAAACTAGAGTAGGGTCAATTATAAAAACTGACTTTAGACCTGAAAACATTACACCTAATAAACCTGAAGATTTTCTAAAACTATACGAATCTAAACGTGGATTTACAGGAAATACTAATGTGGTGATTTATGATTTTTCATTAATGAGAGATGAAATTGCTAAATTAGAGAGAAAGGTAAAAAAAGAAATAGATAGTAAAAAAGAAGAACTTATAGAAGAAATTAATAAAGAAATAAGTAAACAATTAAATTTTAACCCTAAAATTAGAGATGTTTTTAGTATTATCATTAATAATGTTCAGGCAATGATTCAAGCCATATCTGATATAAGTGATATAAGTCAAGAGACTAAGAAAAAAAGGTATGATCAATTGGTGGTTACTTCTAGGTATATAACAGATAGCAGTCCAAAGTCTGAAATTTTATGCCCATGGCCTGAAGTTGTAAAAGATAATGGGGATGATAGTAAACCAACACAAGTTTGGTTAGGTAGTGTTAATAGTATAGATAAATCATTATTCCCTGAAATAAAATTTGTTGAAGATGTTATTAAAGGTTATACACAAACTTCTAAAGAATTAAAAGAAAATAGAAAATTAGTAGCTCAGGTAAAACAAAATAATGTAATAGATAATTGGTTACCATTTAATATTTTAGATTATAGTGATAACCCTTATGCGGAATTTAGTGGTAATTTCCCTTGGAAAGATACAACTAATGATATACCTAATAGTTTTTATGAAACTACTATTACAAGGGCTTTAACTTTATATTCTTTTACTAATGTTAATGATGTTAAATTTACTAATAGTTATTCTTATTTAGAAGGTGCTATTGCAGTGAGTAATATTAAAAATAAAGATTATCCACAAGTTATAAGTGAGAATTTCAATAGTCAGCAAGCAATAGATTATTGTTTAAGTAATTCAGGTACATCTTCTAATAATAAAATTATAGAAGAAAATGGTGATAACTATGTATTGAAAATTAATGAAATAAATGGTTTTGATGTTTCTGGAGAGGTAACAGACAATAACAATGAAAATCTTTATCTAATAGTTGGACCTAAATTAAACCCTTTAACTAACAATAGAAATGATTTAGATACTAAAGTTAAGACTACCTATAAAGATATACTTTCTTCAGATAAACCTTCTTCATTACAACCTAAAAACAAAGATATTAGTAATGGTATTTTTTATTTAAATGCTAATTATGTATATAATCATAATATTTCTTATTTAGTTTGGAGTAAAGATGTACAAACAAATATTATTGGTAATGTTGAGTATGATAATTCGTATAGTTTAAAGTTTAATTCTATAGATGATTTAGGTGGTACTGATAATATTAGTGTATTAAGAGATAAAAATAGTAAAATAATTTCACTTAAAAAAAGCCAATTATGGTCTGGTAATACAAATGAAAAGGTTAGGGCGTTTTTAATGTTAAATACATTACCATTTAAAAGGTTTGAAGAAATTTTGGATAAATTTGTGGTTAACGTTAAAAATGAGCAAAAGGTATCTAAAGTTTTAAAATTACCTAAAGTTTATGTTGCTTGGGTTGGATCCATATTATGGAGATTAAATGAATCTACTGATCCAGTAAAAAACGTTGGTGAAATTGATATTAAGTCTAAAGATGAGTATATAACTAAATTAGGTGGTGTATGGAAAGATACTAACTTTTCAGAGACAATTAAAATAAAAGACAAAATACCTAAAAAAACTCAAGAACATTTAATTGAATTCTTTAATGATTGGTGTAGAGATAATTGGGAAAGTTTTTATTCTGCAGTTAGTGCGTATAAGAATGAAAATGAAGACTTATCAAACAATAAAAGAGATGAAAAGGGTGTTAGATTATTAAATAACATTAGTAATACCACATTAATGGGTGTACCTACACCTAATGCATTTGAAGAAAGAGATTTTGAAATTAAAATACCTAAAGATACTTTAACTAGTTATTTAAATAACTTTAAAAGTGGTTTTGATAAACTTTTAGAAGAAAAAGAGAAAGAGGAAACTAGTGGTAGTAGTGGTAATGGTGTAGAAAATGATAGTCAATTAAATACTATTAATGATGATAAAATAAAATTAGCTGTTTACAATTATTTTAAAGGTTTATATGATAAGTGGATATCGGGAACTGATGATGGTAAAATTTATAACTCTTGTGTTGGTGAAAAAAGTGATTTAATTGAATATTTTAAGTTTATAGATAGGTCATGGAGTGATATTGGGGATAAGGCAACGATTAATTTAAATAGTGTTGTTTCATTAGCAACTGATACATCTTATGAATTAAATTTATATATTTCTAAAATATTAAGAGATAGTAATTTCTTATTTCAGATATTCCCTTCATATATTGACTTTAAAACAGATAAGGGTGTAAAAGATATGTTTAAACCTTTTACTACTTTAGAAGAAAATAATACTGGTCCAGCCTATGTTTGTATATATGCTGGTGGGCAATCTAAAAGTTTAGCTATAAATGATAATAGAGGGTTAAAAGATGATGGGTTATATTTTAATAAGGGAGAAGTGACTAAAGAATTTACTAAAAGTGAAGATAAAATTAATCAAGATTCTTTAGTTGCCTTTAGAGTTGCTTTTGGTAGTGAAAACCAATCGTTCTTTAATAATGTATCATTAAACCAAACAGAACACAAACCTACTGCAGAATACTACAGACAACTATCTGAGATGGTAGATAAAAGAGGTGGTACTCAAAGGGTACAGAAGGGTAATGATTTATATGATTTATTTTCTGTAAGATCTTATAAATGTTCAGTTGATGGTATTGGTAATATGAATATACAACCTCTTTCATACTTTCAGTTAGATAACGTACCTTTCTATAGAGGGGCTTATTTAATAACTAGTGTTGAACATAGTATTACACCTAACCATATGACTACTTCATTTAGTGGTTTAAGACAATCTAGGTTTAGTACACCTGTAGAAGAAAATACATCAACATTTTTAAATATTAATTTTGAAGAGGTTGACGAAATTGCAATTAAGTCACAAGCACAAAATTTCGTTAACGCTCAATCTGATGTTAATAATAACTTTCAAATACTTAACCCTACAGGTGGATTTGATGTTACAACTAGATTAAGTCAAACTAATTTAAATCAGTTATTGACAGATATTGGTGGTTCAAATATCAGTACTCAATTCTTATCTAACTCATTAATTAAATGGTTACCTAAATTTGGTTTGGAAACTAATTCTGAAGTATGTAACTTCTTAGCACAATGTGCTTTTGAATCTGGTAAATTTAATTATAGTGTTGAAATATGGAATAAACCAAAACCTAATAGTGATGGTGTTGCGACAAATGGTGATGGTGCGCAACTTAATTATGAAAATAATAGTAAATTAGGTAATACCGAAAAAGGAGATGGGCTAAGATTCAAAGGAAGAGGGTTTATACAAGTTACTGGTAGGTCTAAATATAAGAATCTACAAAATGATACTACATCTGATGGATTAACAGGAAATGCTGGAGATTTATTTAGTAATATTACAACACAATATAATACTAAAGATGGTTATTTAGAAATAGATAAATTATTTAACAAGGGTGAAGAAAAGGGTATTGAGAGATCGGTTGTTGCCTCTTTAATATGGTGGAAAAATAGTGGTATTGGTGCATTAAATAAAGGTACGGTTGCTGAAGCCCAATTAGTTAGTAAAAAAGTAAATCCTGGTCAAGGGGATGAAACCATTAATAAGAGAACAAAAATTTTAGAAAAAATAGTTGAAACTTTTAATTTAAAAACCGACTACATTGGTGGAACTGAGAGCACTGCACAGTAACTTTCTTTTGTAACAAATTTATACTATATTTGTGACATGTATATTGGGAATATTATAACTTCTTCTAAAATCGAAGACGACAATTTTAAGATTTGTAGAAAATTAGAAACTATAGATGATAGTTTACCTACACTTATTGTGGGGTGGGAAAAGACTAAAGAAATCTACGGAGACAAAGTTTCTATTCTACATAAGAAGATTGATGATAAAACCCAATGGACATTTTCAACCAAAGAAAGAAAGGTTGATTACGACAAAGACATAGAATCATATATGTCTAATTGTTATTCCAACATAGGAAAAGATATCAACTATATTTATGTAGATGTTATACATGACTCAAAAAAGAAAATCAAAAAAATTATAAGGAAAATCTATTCACTTAAAAACCCAAAGGTATACAATCACCTCAACAGAATGATATACATTTATGGTGATAATATTGTGTTCGGTGTAGATACGGAAATGTTGAGTTATATTGGTATTGATTACAAAAAAGTATTAGATAAACTGAGTAAAATTTCTAATTGTCTTTTCATAGATGAAAAGATATTTAATATATATAAGAGTATCATAAATAAAATAAATGGTAAGGTTAGATTAATACCTTATATATACGAGTTAGAAAATAAAAATGAATAGAAGTATTATACTAGCGTCTTTTGTTTTTCCAGAAAGATTAGAGACGTTTTTAGCTTATTTACAAAAGAGATTTAAGTTAGACAGAGAAAGAATATTCATCTATGATAATATAGATGACCCAATCACTAAAATAGTTACTTATAAAGTATTTTTAAAAGATGGTAAGAAAATTGATTTAAAATCTATTTTCCCTAGAACTATTATAATCCATAAAAAGGGTGAGTGTTTATATACGATTAACGCACTTAATAAATTAATTGAGGTTGATAATGGTTTGGAGAGTGGTAATATTGAACATAAAAATTACGAATTAGATTGGGAGAAATATCAGAATAAACTTGTTTTAACCTCATCAGAAGGTTTGGTTATTAATGAAATAAAGAGAGATTTTTCCGAAGAATAACATATTTATAAGTATAACACTAATAAAAACAAATGTTATGAATATAGAAGATAAGAAAAACAACAAAGAATTAGAAAACAATATTGATGAGTTTTTGGGTAATGAAAAACCAAAAAAAGAATGTGTTGGTGACGAGTGTGTAATCAATGATGGTAAAGAGATTGTTGAGAGAGTAAATAAGGTTTATAAGACCAATGATGGAAGAGAACTATTAATCTAATGGGAGATAAAAAAATTTTAAACGAGGAAGTAAAAAGATTTAATACAATCTTAGAATACTCTTTCTTTGTCGATGAGATGGAGAAAGAAGGTGATAATCCAGAAGGTAACACTGAAGATTTGTTATTAGATGTTACTGAACAGGAAGAAGAAGTGACTGATGTTGTTGAACCAACAGAAGAACCTGTAGAAGAACCTGTAGAAGAACCAACAGAAGAAGGTGGTGATGATATGGATTTAGGTGAAGATCCGTTTGGTGGTGAATTACCAGTGGAAGATGAATTTGCTGATGAGCCAGCTATGGAAGAAGAACCAATGAGTGATGAAGGAGAGGTTGAAGTTGATGTAACTGATATTGTTGACAAAACTGAAGAAGCAAAACAAGAGGCTTCACAAGCATCATCTAAAATTGATGACTTATTAGGTAAGTTTTCAGAATTGGAACAAAAACTTACGGGTATGGATGCAATCATCAACAAAATGGATGAGTTGGAAAAAGAGGTTATTGAAAGAAACCCAAACCCAACTGAAAAGTTAAGTATGAGATCTATGGATTCATTTCCATATAGTGTAAAATTAACTGACTTTTGGGCAGACAGAGAAGGTTATGATGCAACTGGTGAAGAAGAAGAAAAAGAATATACTTTAACACAACAAGATATCGATGATGAATATAATGAATCAGATATAAAAGGAAGTTTTAATCCGAAAACAGAAAGATAAATAATACATAATATTGACACCTAAACGGGCATTGATTATAATATATCATTGTCCGTTTTTTGTTTTATGTTTGTTTGACTTTTACTAAAAACGTGATTATTATTAAGTAATTAAATTATTTTATAAACTAAAAAAAAAGAGTTAAATGGCGAAAAATGAAATTAATCCGTTAGACGCAATTCTATCTCAGTATGAGAAGAATAGTGAGAAGGGTGGTGGTAACAAACCAAAGATTTCTAATGAAGAAAGATTAAAAAAGTATTTTACTGAAAAGTTAAGGCAAGGTCAAAAAACTGCAGAAAAGACTTTTAGGATTTTACCATCTACAGACCCTACAAAGTCTCCTTTTGTTGAGACTTATTATCATGAAATGAATGTTAATGGTAAGTATGAAAAAATTCACTGCACAAAATTGAATGATGGTGAACCTTGTAAAATCTGTGAAGCAAGAGAAGCTTTATATGAAGATGGTAGTAAAAAAGCGAAAGCAATGGCTTCATCATATACTGCAAGAAAGTATTATGTTGTTAAGGGAATTGACAGAGATAACGAAGATCATGGAGTTAAATTCTGGAGATTTAAGCACAAATACACTGGCGATGGTGTGATGGATAAATTAATTCCTATTCTAAAGAAGAGAGGTAATATTATGGATCCTAGAGAAGGGAGAGATATTACTATTACAACAAATAGAAACGACAAAGGTTGGAGTGTTGTAACAAGTATTATGTCTGAAGATCCTTCAGTATTGACTGACCCTAAGTCTACAGAGGCAAAAGATTGGATGTCAAATGAAGAGACATGGAGAGATGTATATTCTGTTAAACCTGTTGAGTTTGTTAATATCGTTGCAGAACAAAAGACACCAGTTTGGGATTCTGAATTAAAGAAGTTTGTTGCTGAAGAAGACAAAGAAGAAAAAGAAACTGCATCATTAGAGGAAGAAATCAATATGATGGAAGGTTTAACTGAAGAAGATGAAAACAAATTAGAAGTGGAAGCAGTAGCATTGGATTCTGAGGATGATGATGAATTACCTTTCTAATAAAAAAATTAAAGAGATATGGGCAAAGAAACCATTAAAGAAAAAAACTACTGATTTTTCGTCTATAAGGAAAAAGTTCTCTTCCAGTGATAAGTATAAAGAACAAAAATACTTTGATCTGGGAGAAGCCTTCCAGAAGGCGACTGGTATACCAGGTCCTGCTATGGGACAAATCAATATGTTTTTAGGACATTCAGATACGGGTAAAACCACTGCTATGATACAGGCGGCGGTAGATGCTCAGAAAAAAGGTATATTACCTGTTTTTATCATTACAGAACAGAAATGGAGTTTCGAACATGCTAAGACAATGGGGTTACAAGCAGAGTATGTTGAAGAAGTAAATGAAGATACAGGTGAGGTAGAAGCTTATTGGGATGGGTTCTTATTATACAAATTAGGTTTTGATTATATAGAACAAGCATTCGAATATGTAACTGAAGTATTAAATGCGCAGAAGAATGGTGAGATTCCACACGATATAGTTTTCCTTTGGGATTCTATTGGGACAATTCCTTGTGAAATGTCCTTCAACGGAAAAGGAGGAAACCAACACACTGCTAGGATTATTTCAGAAAAATGGGGTATGGGTATGGCACAAAGGATTACATCTTCTAGAAAAGAAAGTAGCCCTTACACCAATACGATGATATTTGTTAACCAACCTTGGGTTGAGTTACCAGATAATCCCTTCTCACAACCTAGAATACAACCAAAAGGAGGACAATCTATTTACTTATCTTGTTCTTTAGTATTCTTATTTGGGAATCAAAAAAGTTCTGGGGTATCTAAACTATCAGCAACCAACAAAGGTAGAAAGGTAAACTTTGCTATCAGAACAAAAGTTGGTATCCACAAAAATCATATGAATGGTTTAGGGTACGCTGATTGTAAGTTACTAGCAACGACACATGGATTTATCGAGGATGAGAAAAAGTCAATAGATAACTACAAAGCCGAATATAAAGATTATTGGGCGAATGTTTTTGAAACCACTGCAGAATCTGTAGATTTTGGTATCGAAGAAGAAGGAGTTATTGAATCGGCTGTTGATTATTCTGATAATTAATATTTCTATTGTTTAACCATTTAATTTATGGGAAGTGGGAAGACCTCTAAAAAATAAGAAAAAATATAAACACACATTATTGGTTGATGGTGATGCGTTAATTAAAACAGCGTATCATGGAGCATCTAA